CACTCTCTCCAGTGTACTGTTCAAGTGCTGTGATTTGTGTTTTAAGTCCTTTTGCGGTACGTTCAAATGATGCTGAAGCGTTTGTGACAATAGCTTCTTGATCTTCTGGAGCAGGTCCTGCATCTGTTCTGGTATTGCTTTGTGTTAGCTCTACCTTTTTGAATGAAATTGAACCTGCTTCACTATAGCCGATAATGATGCGCCAGAAATCAAACTCATCGCTTTTTTCTAGCGCTGGTACAGAAACTTTGTACAGCTTCCATTCATCAGTTAACTGAAATTGAGCATAGATTCTTTCTGGATTGTCTCCAGATCTGCGATTCTCACGCAATGAAGCCCACATTGTTCCTGAACCGCTATTTCTTTTAGCGTAGAATGAAATTGTGTAAGGTTCGCCTTTTTCTAGATAATCCAGAGCAGTTGTTTTTGAAGTTGCCCAGCTTGGTGCGGTACTAGAAAATAGCTGTGCCTGTTTCCAAGTGTTGGTATTGCCTGTAATGGTATATATACCATTCTCTGCTGTACCGGTTGAATCACTTGAATCGCCATGAGCAAAAAACCAGAGATCACGAGTGAAATCATAGTCTTCAGCGTAGTTCCTTGATCCAACTTTCAGATTTGTGAACTCTTCTTTGACTCCTGCCACCGTCTGCTCAACATATGACCTATCAGCTTTGCCATTTGCCACATTAGTTAGGTCAGAAATAGCTTTCTCAGTAGTCTGCTCAAATCTGGATTGTGCGCCTTTCAAGTCAGTGAATTGGCTTTCTGTAGACTGTTTGAATTTGTCAATTTGCTCGTTGACTTCTACATCTTTTTCAATAAGCTTTTTAGTTGTAGTCGTCAAGCCTTCCATTTTCACTTCAATGCCGTTGTATTGAGCTTTGAACTCTTCTACAATTTCATTCTTGTTTGCTTGGTTTGCTGCTGCTATCTTCTCAGTGACTTGAGCTGAGATTTCCTCTTTGACTACTTCAGCTTGTGCTTTGGCTTGCTCAATTCCATCAGTGATCTCTTTCTCCAAAGCTCCTGCCTTGTCTTCAAAAGCCCTGTTGGCATTGTCAACCAACGCTTTCAATTTCTTGTAGTATTCATCATCCTCCTGAGTCTTTTGGACTGTGTCAAGGATTTCAGATGCTACATCAGAAATTCCATTAGAGCCTGACATGCCTCCACCGTGACCAGCTTTGTCATCGAATGTAAGAGAGATGTACTTTTCTGACAAAGCATCAAAAACATAGCCTACAGCTTTCTTTTTTAACATGACATCATGCTTCAAGCTCATGAGGGATGCTGTATCTCCAAGGTGTACAATTTGACCATCTAGCTCATAAGCTTCGATCTTGATTTGATCAGTGGGCTTGTCAATGTCTCCATTCTTAAATTTGGCTTCACCCCATTTTCTCAATTCTTCCTCTGTAGTAAGATCATTGTTCTCATACTCAGCTTCATTGATATAAGGGTAATTGCCAATGAGGGGGCTGTCCACAGTGACTTTCAGAACCGTGTCTTCTTCTGCTCCCTCTGGCTTGAAGGTTGATTTCAGATGCAGTCTTGTGATGATGCTAGAACTGCTCTTATTCCGTTCATACTGCTTCAAGTTTTGATGTGTGGTGATTACCACACCACGATCGATCCCCCGGCTTTTCGGAATGTCAATCAGGAAGTTGTCACGGATCATCTCGCCTTCCCAAGTGCCTACAATGGAATGTTTACCATCCATCAGGATCTTATAGAGCGTTTCATCCTCTGTAGTGTTGAAGGTTCTATTGTCCATGATGTTACTTGTGAAGGAGAACTTCCCAAGTGGTGTCTTAACTGCTGAAATCATAGCATTCAAGGCAATTTGACAGGTTGAATTTGAAACCTTGATAGGACGCACAGAGCGCTTGAAGATGTCTTCTGTGATGTGCTGACAAGTCAGACTTACTGTGTCATCTTGCTCGCTGATTTCTTTGATCCGGAACAGTTGCCGGCCAGTAACAGGAGTGGGAGCGATGATGAGCATGTCTTCCTGAAATTTCTTATAAATTTCAGTGTCTGTGATTGGGTAGTCAACCTTGAGTGTATAGCTTACATTGATTACTTCTTCAACTTCTGCTTTTGTTGCTTCGTGGAGTGGCTGACCATTCCATTTCACTGTTTGAACATTTCTGTCTAATAGATATAGAATTATAACCACCCCCAATTTGTTTCAAAGACAAGCGATTGAATACCTGATCCCAAAACCACACCTACCGTCTTCTGAGCTTGGTTAGCGTCAATTGTGATGAAGTCTCCTGACCACTTCACCAGATTCCCTTTCTTATCCAAAAAGCTTGGATTCTGTGGATCATTCACCATCACAGCGCTATCAGATAGCTGTTCAAGCTTGATGGTTTGTTTCCCAACCGTGAAGCTAGTCTCAGATGAGCTGGTCCCTCTAATTGTGATTTTAGGGAACGCAAGTGAGCTACCTTGCAGCTTGAGAACACCATTTGAAGTGAGAGTTTGAACATCATTGCTTTTCATGTATTTTGTAGGGTGACAAATAAATGTCACCTCTAAAGAATACATTTTAGTTTTATCTCTCTGAGTATCAGACACCTTTGTCTGATAACAGAACCATCTTGTGAGCTTGTTCTGTTGATTCTCAAGCCAGAAATTCCTTTTGGAGAGGAATTGGACAAATTCAAGGATTTGTAATTCTGTTGGGTTGATGAGCTGAAGAGTGTATTTCTTCTCAATCGCTTCTCTGTGAGAGTTTGACTGGACAATATATCCACTAACTCCATCATGACTCAACAGCTTATCCTTTGAGAGACCAACTTGAATTGTAGGACCTTCAAGCACAATCACATCAAATGGAAATGATGAAGTCCCAACTCCATCAATTATCAATTCGTTGTACTTTACCATGCAGGCGCTCCTCTCAATTCTTTCTGTCTCCTCAATTCAGCAGCTATCTTCTGAGATACCTTGTTAGCGATTTTCTCAATATCAGCTTCTTCTCTGATGATATTGTCAGAGATAGTGATGTTTATCACGGTTCCTTGTGGGTCCATTGTTTGGGCGATGCCTCGACCAATGGCGCTCAAGTTACGTTCATTCAATGGCAGGACTGCTTCTTTTCCAGCTTCCCCACCAACCATGAGACTATTTCCATTCATGCCAAACGCTGTGGGCTTGGTTAAGATACCACCTTTGGCATACCATTCAATGCCGATGCTTGGAATCCCTTTACCTTTCAGCCAATCCATTGGATTCAGCGATCCACTAGCCTTGAAATGAGGAAGTGGGATGTGTGGCCACTTAAATTGAAAATTGAAGAAGCCTTTAATTGCATTGATGGCATTTCCAACTAGATCTTTAGCCCCATTGATAGCACCGCCAATTGTATCTTTGATTCCATTCCAAATACCTGAAGCAGTTGAGCTGATACCATTCCAGATTCCTGAAATCGTGCTTGAAATTCCATTGAATACACTTGAGACTGTGCTTGAAATTCCATTCCAGATGCCTGATAGGGTTGAGCTGATACCATTCCAAATGCTTGATGCAGTGCTTGAAATAGTGTTCCAGATATTAGACAAGATCTGAGCCATCGCATTGAATATAGATTCAGCAATGCTCTTGATACCATTCCAGATGCTTTCAGCAATGCCTTTGATGGATTCCCAAGCCCCAGACCAGTCACCATTGATGATCTGCATCACAGTCTTAATGATGCCTAATACCACGTTGATGGCTGTTTCTACTACGGTTTTGATGGTGTCCCAAACCGTGGAAATTACGGTTGAAATGTTATTCCATGCGGTTTCAATGAATGGACCAAGAACATTCATGACTGTTGTCACTACTGCTGAAATAGCATTCCAGACGGTTTCTGCTGTCTGCCTGATCAATTGTTGATTGTCATTCCACCAGCTTGTCAGCGTCCCCCAGATTTGCATTACAAAATCAGAGATAGCCTTGACAACAGTGTTGATGACTGACATGATAGCGTTCCAGACTGTCTCAACAGCGGTCCTGAATCCCTCGTTGGTTTCCCATAAATACTTAATAACTACTATAATTCCAGCAATTGCAGCAGCTACTGCTATGACTGTTCCAATTATTGGCAATGCAGCAGCTATCAGTCCGCCTATAGTGGTTTCAGCTGCCATTGCGGCCGCTTGTAATGCGAGGAATATTGGGGACAATACCCCAGCTACTGTCACAATACTTCCAAATACAACTACAAGTTCTTTAATTGGCCCAGGTAATTTATTTACCCATTCTGCGACACTTTTAAAAAGGCCTACAAGTACATCAAGCACTGGAGCGAATGTTTCAGCAATAGATCCACCAACTTCAGCCATAACGATTTTCAAACCATTTTGGGCTGTGGTGAATTTGTCAATAGGATCCAGAGTGCTTTCATAAGTTTGTGAAACCAGACCGGCTGACACTTGTGAAGTGTAACCTAAATCTTCCATGTTGAATTTCCCACGTTTGATTGCATCAATCATCTGAGGGGCTTTCTTAGCACCAAAGATCTCCATAGCGATCCCCATCGCTTCGGTCTCTGACTTACTGTTCTTGATGGCTTCAATAGTTTCTGTCAGACCTTGCTTCATGGTCTTTCCTTGCTTGGTATATACACCAGCAGCCTTTGTCAGTCCAGAGAGCGCTGAGGATGAATCCACCCCGTTTTTCTCGAATTGACCAATCAATGTGACTGCTTCACCAAATTCAAGACCAAGCATCTTGATTTGAGGCGCTCCATCAGTTGCCTTTTTCATCAGCTCATCGACAGAAACCCCGGTATCTTGAGAAACGTAGGTTACATTATCCAAAATCTCTGTTAGGTCATCAATGGATAGGCCGTAAGCTTCCATTGCTTGCTTCGATTGGATTGTAGCATTTGTGACATCCGTCCCGTTGATCTCAGAGAACTTGATCATATCTTCTGAGGTCACTTTGAGAGCGTCACCGGTCAATTTGAATTGAGTATTGACTTCACCAACCGCATTCCCTATGGTACTGAAATCAGTAGGAACTTCAGTGGCTATGCCATTAGCAATGCCTTGCATTTCTTCAAGAGCTTTTCCACCGGCACCCGTCTTGGTGACAATGGTGTCCATTCCTTCATCAATTTCCCTGAACGCATCTAGGGCGCTCTTCCCAAAATCAACCAACTTTTGACTGATCTCAGATAGTTTCTCAGAAAATTGATTCAGCAATTCAGCTTTCAGAAGCTTGTTTGTCTCTTCAAGACCGCTACTAGCTTTCTTTCCCGACTCGCCCAGATTCTCCATCTCATTAGCAAGCCCGTTGAAGGCTGCCTTGGACTCGTTCAATTGAGTTTCTAACTTATTGACTTCTGTTGAGTTCTCGCCATATTCTTGTTTTGCAAGGGCAAGCTGTTTCTCAAGGTTCTCAATTTGTTGGGCGACAATTTCGCTTTGCTTCCCAATTTTTTGTTCAGCAAGTGCCAGCTTATCTGCTTCACTAGCATTGGAACCCATCTGGCTTTCTTGTAGCTTGAATGAGCTGACAACTTTGTCTCCTTCACTTGCAAGGCGCTGTTGCTCATTTTGAAGCTCTTTCAGTTGTTCACGGTTTGACTTGGTAGCATTCCCATTTCCGTCCAATGCCTTATTGACATTCTCAAGCTTGTTCTCATAGCCCTTCAGGATGTTCTCGGTCTGGACCACTTCCCGTTGAAATGCACGGTATTGATCAGCACCAATGTCACCGCTTTTGAACTGAGCTTCAACTTGTGCTTGTGCCTGTCTCAATGTTTCCAATTTCTCCTTGGTTGTTGAGACTTGCTTTTGAAGGACTTCTTGCTTCTGAGCCAATAGAGTCACATTCCCTGTGTCAAATTTCAGAGCCTTGTCAATACTCTTCAATTCTTTTGCTGCTTCAACAGAAGCAGAATTTACTTTTTTCAGGGCATTTTGAAGGGGCTGTGTGTCACCGCCAATTTCAATTTTTATCCCTTTAATATTACCGGCCATGTTTCCTCCTTTCGTATAAAAATATAAAGAGCGCCTAAAGGCTTCTTGTGACCAATCGTCCATCTATTCGATGAACTTGACCTCAGATTCTTCCTCTCAGCACTCTGTTTCAGACTAGAATGAGTCAAAATCTGACTGTGTGGCCTTGCGTGTTTCTGATTTGTTTTCAGTGCGCAAATTCACATAATCTGTTTGATAGTCCAGAGCCATTCCAATTGAAATGTGCTTCAGATCATCAATTGTAAGTCCAGTTTCTTTACAGCAAGAAAGATATGATTCTACTGTAAAGATTTCATCACTGGCTGATTCTGACTCATCTGGTTTTTTTTTGATGTCATTGTGTCGTTGATCATTTCCATTAGAATTGGAGCGATATCCTGTAAAGGAAATTCTTCCATTTCCATGAAAAATTGTTCATAAGGTTTGATGTGTGGGTTCCCTGATTTCGTGAAAACCCAAAACAAGCGATTGAAGAAGGTCATGTCAAAGTTGGCCAACATGTTGATGTCAACTTCTTTGTTGCCATTCTCAGCCATTTGCATGATGTTTTGGTTTGAAATCATTCCAAATAAATCTTGGAAGAAATCTTTTCCAAATTCGCTCTTATAAGCAATAGGAGTGTAAGCATTGGTTACAAGCTCATACTCCTTTTCACTAATGATCACACTCTTACGCATTTAAGACCTCCTTAATTACAAAGCTTGATTAGGTTCATAAACCTTTTCAAACCATTTCTTATAAACTTCTTGATCATCCGCTGATGTGATGGAACGTTTCACCACTTGATCGCCTGGGCGAGGACTAGCCTTGAAGCTCAATTCACGTTCATTCACGTTGGTTCCGTTCTTGGTAGCTGATCCACTAGATGGGCGATTTGCTGAACAGTAATACAGGACATGACGTGTCTTGTTAGCATCACCAGCAAATTCAAACATAAGAGCAAAGTTGGTTGTCTGTGCATCTGCTTTTTCTGTGACAACTCCTGTTGAAGGGTCTTTGACATCGCCCAAAATTTTTGTAGCAAAGGCTTCAATGATGTGTGGGATTTTAAATTTACCTTCATAACCTTCATTTGAGTTGATGAAGTGATAATCAATGTTATCAGCTTTCACTGATCCTGAATCCCCTTTAGGGTCCAGCGTCAATTCCATCGCTCCCGGAAATCGGAAAACTTGCCCATAAGTGATCACTCCTGTTTCACTAATGGATTGGATTGGTGCCACATGGACATTTTCAAGTCCATAGGTAACTTTATTTTCAGTCATTTCTTTCCTCCTCAATATAGATAGACTTCATAAGACTTCACAAACAGTCTTTCTGATTCAATAAAATCTTCTTCTTGAACATCATAAAAGAGCTTGTGGTCATCCCACAGCTCTTCTAATCGTTCTTCTAGTTCCTCATCTTTTCTTTCAAAGGCTAATTCTACCGTGACAGTACGAATCTTGTATGATGCTTGATTGTCTGCCCCTGTGATAGATGGTAAGCTTTCAAAATAGACAAGGTAAGGCAGTGAGGGGACATTTCCTTCCCTGAATGCCTTGTAAGTGACTGGCAAGCCAGCCTTCTCTAAAATCTCTGCAAACTCTGACAGCTTCATCTTCCAAGCTCCTTCAATTTCTTTTCAAAATTCTCAATAGCGTGATCTTCTGCCGG